AAAGACCCTATTGTTCTAATTGAACAGCATCTTGATTTTTCCAAATGGGTGCCGCAGGGCTTCGGCACCGGGGACTGCGTGATTGTTGCAGATGAAACGCTGACCGTCATTGATTTTAAGTATGGTGTCGGAATTTTGGTGGATGCAGAAAAGAATCCTCAGATGATGTGCTATGCACTGGGAGCCTTACAACTGTTTGACGGTATCTATGATATTGATTCGGTGACCATGACAATCTTTCAGCCGAGAAGGGACAGCGTCAGCACATACAACATTTCCAAGGTAGAACTTCTGAAATGGGCAGATAAAGTGCTTAGTCCCACAGCACAGCTGGCGGCAAAGGGCGAGGGCGAATACAAAGCCGGAGACCACTGCCAGTTCTGTAAGGTAAAAGCCATCTGCCGTAAGAGAGCCGAATACAATCTTGAACTTGCGCGTTACGATTTTGAAATGCCTTCCACCCTTGAAGATGATGAGATAGAGGCCATTCTTGCAAAAGTTGATGCGTTGGTATCTTGGGCAGGCGATATCAAGGAATATGCTCTGCAGCAGGCAGTCAGCGGCAAGGAATGGAAGGACTGGAAGATTGTCGAAGGACGCTCCAACAGGAAATATATCAATGAAACCGCTGTGGCAGATACGGTTAAGGATGCCGGATACGACCCGTATGAACATAAGGTTCTGGGTGTTACGGCAATGACCAAACTGCTCGGCAAGACAAGATTTGAAGAACTGCTCGACCGGTTTATTGAAAAGCCGCAGGGCAAGCCAACCTTAGTACCTATGTCGGACAAGCGTCCGGCAATGAATACAGCAGCAAACGATTTTAAGGAGGACAAATAATATGTCAAAGAATTATCTCAACCCAACCAAAGTTATCACTGGAGTAAACACCCGCTGGTCTTACGCAAATGTATGGGAAGCAAAATCCATTAACGGCGGCACACCGAAGTTCAGCGTGAGCCTTATCATTCCCAAGGATGATACCGCAACGGTCAACAAAATCAAGGCAGCCATCCAGTCTGCCTATGAGGAAGGTCAGTCCAAGCTGAAGGGCAATGGCAAGACCGTGCCGGCACTTTCAATTATAAAAACACCGCTTCGTGACGGCGATCTTGAAAGACCCGATGATGAAGCCTACGCAGGCTGTTACTTCGTCAATGCCAACTCTGCATCTGCTCCGGGCATCGTAGATGCAGACCGTCAGCCTGTCATCGACCGCAGCGAGGTATACAGCGGTGTGTATGGCCGTGCCAGCATTAACTTCTATGCCTTCAACTCCAACGGCAATAAGGGTATTGCCTGTGGTCTTAATAATCTTCAAAAGATTAAGGATGGAGAGCCGCTTGGCGGAAAGAGCCGTGCCGAGGATGATTTTGCAACCGGTGATGATGAAGATTTTTTAGCATAGGGGGATGAAAGATGTTCAGTTATGAATTTCAGAAGCAGTTAGTAGTTTCAGCAGGGGCAATTTTTATCTATGTAATTGCTGCCTATACTATTTTGGACTGTGCTAATATGGTTATCAAAGAAATTTACAAATTAGGGGAAAACGCAATTGCTAAGTTGAAGGAAAAAGGCTATTTAAAATAATACACAGGCGGTAGAGGGAAACCTTTACCGCTTAAATTTTCATAGGATGGCGATGAAATGAAATATATAAGTATTGATTTAGAGACGTATTCAGATGTTGATTTACAGAAATGCGGCGTATACCGTTACACGCAGTCAGCCAATTTTGAAATTCTGCTATTTGGATATGCCGTTGATGGCGGTGCGGTTCAGGTGATAGACCTTGTTCGCGGCGAGAAAGTTCCTATAGAAATTATTAAGGCACTGACAGATGATAGCGTGACAAAATGGGCATTTAACAGTTCATTCGAGAGGGTCTGTCTTTCGGTATGGATGAAAAGAAACCATCCGCATTACTTCAGCAGTTACAGCATCGATGAGGACACAGTAAGAGATTACATTGACCCAACCGCATGGAAATGCTCCATGGTTTGGTCGGCATATATGGGATTGCCGTTATCTCTTACCGGTGTCGGCACGGTACTTGGACTGGAAGAACAGAAACTGAAGGAAGGCAAAGACCTCATCCGCTATTTCTGTGTTCCCTGCAAGCCTACCAAGGTCAACGGTGGCAGAACACGCAATCTGCCGGAGCATGATATGGAGAAGTGGAATCTGTTCAAGTTCTATAACAAGCGGGATGTTGAGGTAGAAATGTCCATACAGGACAGGCTGAAAAAATATCCTGTGCCGGATTTTGTATGGGATGAATATCATCTTGACCAAGAAATCAATGACCGCGGCATTTCCCTTGATATGGATGTAGTGGAAAATGCTATTGCTTTTGATGCAAAATCCAAAGCAGAGCTTGCAGAAAAAATGCAGGAACTGACCGACCTTGATAACCCAAACTCTGTGGTGCAGATGAAACAGTGGCTTGCGGATAACGGTCTGGAGATGGACAGCCTTGGAAAAAAGGAAGTGGCACAGGCGGTCAAAACCGCTCCTAAGGAACTGACGGAGGTCCTGCTACTGCGGCAGCAGTTATCCAAGTCCTCCGTAAAAAAATATCAGGCGATGCAGAATGCAGTCTGTGAGGACGGCAGGGCGAGAGGGATGTTTCAATTTTATGGTGCCAACCGTTCCGGCCGCTGGGCAGGCAGAATGATACAGCTTCAGAACCTTCCTCAAAACCATATGCCGGATTTGGAACAGGCGCGAGGACTTGTGGAGTCCGGCAATTACGATGCAATAGAACTTCTGTATGATGATATCCCTGATACCCTGTCACAGCTTATCCGCACAGCCTTTGTGCCAAAGGACGGCAATAAGTTTATTGTTGCAGACTTTTCTGCAATTGAGGCTCGTGTGCTTTCATGGCTTGCAGGTGAAGAATGGCGAACCGAAGTATTCACAAGCGGCGGTGATATTTATTGTGCATCTGCATCTCAGATGTTTAAAGTTCCTGTTGAAAAGCATGGTGTGAACGGTCATCTAAGGCAAAAAGGAAAAATAGCAGAATTAGCACTTGGATATGGCGGATCAGTCGGTGCATTAAAGGCTATGGGCGCATTGGAGATGGGACTTGCAGAGGAAGAATTGAAACCCCTTGTAAATGCCTGGAGAGCATCCAATCCAAACATCGTAAAGTTCTGGTGGGATGTTGACTCTGTTGTTAAGAAATGCATCAAGGAAAATAAGTCACAGAAAACTAATAATATTGAGTTTCATTGCATGAGTGGAATGCTATTTATAGTTCTCCCTTCTGGCAGACAACTTGCCTATGTAAAGCCTCGTATCGGTGAAAATATCTTCGGTGGTGAGTCTGTGACTTATGAAGGTGTAGGTGGAACGAAGAAATGGGAAAGAATTGAAAGTTATGGACCAAAATTTGTAGAGAATATTGTTCAAGCAATCTCTCGTGATATTTTGATGTATGCCATGAAGACACTCCGAACGTATAACATAGTGGCTCATGTGCATGATGAAGTTATCATTGAGGCAGAACCTCGAATGTCCATAGATAGCGTATGTGAGCAGATGGGCAGAGTTCCTCCCTGGGCAAAGGGGCTACTCCTTAATGCCGATGGTTATGAATGCGATTTTTATAAAAAAGATTAGTAAAAACATCAGATTTCACCTCCCGCCGTGGCTACCAGGTAGGAGGGGTTTTTTTATGAATGTTATTGAAGTGAAAGATGGCTGCCCTATCAAGGGTGAGATTGAACAGATGACAGATGAGCAATTACAAAATGAATACAACTTTTATATAGCAGAGAGCATTGTCGCTATGCTGCATAGAGAAGGCAAAATTACAGATGACGAAATTCACAAAATATCAGCATTAAACCGTCAGAAGTTCTCTCCAAAGTTAGCTGGGATTATGCCATAAAACCCTTGCTATTAGTGGCCTTTTGAGTGATATATGTAATGACAGAAAGTGAGGTGAGATGATGAAAAAGATAACAAAAATAAATGAATTGGAGAGATCACTATTATCTAAAACGAAGATTCGAGTTGCAGCCTATGCTAGAGTTTCAACAGATAGTGATGAACAGCTTGTAAGCCTTAAAGCACAGCGAGAGCATTATGAAACTTATATTAAATCCAACTCAGAATGGGAGTTTGCAGGTCTCTATTATGACGAAGGTATATCAGGAACCAAAAAGGAAAAACGACCAGAACTTCTTCGTATGATACGTGATTGTGAGAACGGGAAGATAGATTTTATTGTTACTAAATCAATTAGTCGGTTTGCCCGTAACACAATGGACTGTCTAGAATTGGTAAGAAGTTTGATGGATATCGGTGTTTATATTTATTTTGAGAAAGAAAATTTAAATACAGGTGACATGGAGAGCGAGCTAATGCTTTCTATCCTCTCAGGTTTTGCAGAAGAAGAGTCTGCATCAATATCACAAAATACCTCATGGTCAATTAATAAGAAATTTCAAAATGGTAGTTACATTATTGGCAGTCCTCCTTATGGTTATGCCAATGTAAATGGTGAGATGGTTATTGTTCCAGAGGAAGCTGAAGTAATAAAACGCATTTTTGCAGAATGCCTTTCAGGTAAAGGTGGAAGTATCATAGCAAAAGGCCTGAACAGAGATAAGATTCCTGCAAGAAGAGGCAACCATTGGAGTCCGGGGACGGTGATTGAAATGCTCCGGAACGAAAAATACAAAGGTGATGTCCTTTTCCAGAAGACATATACGGACAGCAACTTCAACCGTCATATTAACAATGGCGAGAAGGATCAGTTTTACTGTAAGAATCACCACGAACCTATTATCAGCAGAGAAGTATTTTCTAAGGCTCAAAAGCTGATAGCAGAAAGAGCAAAGAATTGTAATAAATCCATTGCTAAGAATACTTATCAAAACAGATATGTATTGAGTGGAAGAATAATCTGTGGAGAGTGCGGTTCCAAGTTTAGGAGAAAAACAAACTACTCTGTTGGTAGAAGTTATATAGCCTGGAGTTGCATAGGACACATTGAAGACAAGAATAGTTGCTCCATGCTATTTTTGCGTGATGGAGAGATAAAAGCAACATTTGCGACGATGATGAATAAGCTTGCATTCAGCAGAGAGATAATACTGGAGCCACTTTACGAAGCAATAAACAAAATTGACGAAGAATGCGACCTTGAAAGAATTGATGCCATAGATAAGCGCATGGAACAATTAACCGAAGAACGCAATACCCTTATTGGTCTTATGACAAAAGGGTTTCTTGAACCAGCACTTTTTAACAAGGAACGAAATGTTCTAGATATAGAGATAAAAAATCTTACTGCTGAGAAGACGAACTTGGTAATGTCATTTACCAATGGCACTTCACAGTCAGACGAGGTAAAGGCTCTTCTTGATTATTTGTCAGTAGAAAAGTTTGATGGTAATTATACGGATGCGGCATTTGAAAGGTTTGTTGAAAATATAATTGTAGATTCAAGGGATGAACTAATATTTAAAATGAAATGCGGTCTTTCCCTTAAAGAAAAGGTGGTGAGATAAATGGCCTATGTACCATACGGATATACAATTATGGATGGAGTTGTTACTGTCGATGAAAAGGCAGCAGGTCAAGTAAAGGAGTTCTTTGAAAAATACATATCAGGACTTTCCCTTACAGTGGCTGGCGAACAGGCAGGTATTGAAAAGACCCATTCAGTAATGGGACGTATCTTGAAAAATGTCCTTTATCTCGGAGATGATGTATATCCAGCAATCATAGATAAGGAGACATTTGATAAGGCGGAGGAAGTTAGAAATAAACGTGCAAAAGACCTAGGAAGAATTGTGGAACTCGCAGCTTTTACCTCTCCCCCTCCTATGGAACGGTTCAAGATGGGAAAAGTAGAAGGAAAACTTCCAGCGGAGCCTATCGCACGAGCAGAGTACTTATATAATCTGATAGAAAGCGAGTGATAAAGTGACTGAAAAAAGTATAACTGTAATTCCAGCACGAAAAAGATTTGGAAACACAGTTGCAAAAGAAAAAATAAAGAAACTGCGTGTCGCTGCCTATTGCCGTGTTTCTACAGAAACAGAAGAGCAGAATTCAAGCTATGAGGTGCAGGTAGCTCATTACACAGAGTTTATAAAGAAAAATAATGAATGGGAGTTTGCAGGCATATTTGCTGATGACGGTATATCCGGCACTAATACCAAAAAACGTGAAGAGTTCAACCGAATGATAGACGAGTGCATGGAGGGTAAAATAGATTTAGTTATTACCAAGTCCATTAGTCGATTTGCTCGTAATACTCTAGATTGCCTAAAATACATTAGACAACTCAAGGAAAAGAACATAGCAGTATTTTTTGAGAAAGAGAACATCAATACAATGGATGCTAAGGGTGAAGTATTGCTTACCATCATGGCATCCCTTGCACAGCAAGAAAGTCAGAGCCTTTCACAAAACGTTAAACTCGGACTTCAGTACCGATACCAACAAGGCAAGGTGCAGGTCAACCACAAGCGTTTTATGGGTTACACAAAAGATGAAGATGGCAACTTGATAATAGTTCCTGAAGAGGCTGAAATTATTAAACGTATTTATAGAGAATACCTTGAGGGAAAGAGTTTAGCGGGTATTGGTAGGGATCTTGAAAAGGATGGTATTTTAACAGCTGCCGGAAAACCAAAGTGGAGGCCAGAAACCATAAAGAAGATTCTTAATAACGAGAAATACATCGGTGATGCCCTTTTGCAGAAGACCATTACAGTGGATTTTCTTACAAAGAAAAGAGTCAAGAATGAAGGTCATCTCCCACAGTATTATGTTGAAAATAGCCATGAGGCTATCATTCCAAAAGAACTCTTTTTACAAGCACAGGAAGAACTTCATCGCCGGAATAACATTTATACAGGCACAGACAAGAATAAAAGAATTTATAGCAGTAAATACGCTTTGAGCACCATAACCTTCTGCGGTGATTGTGGTGATATTTACAGACGAACATATTGGAATGTTCACGGTAGAAAAGAAATTGTTTGGCGGTGCGTAACAAGAATCGAGCAAGGCCCCAAAGTATGTAAGAGCCGAACAGTAAAGGAAGGCGATTTATATGATGTTGTTATGACTGCCATTAATAGATTACTTGCTGGCGGCGATAACATGATAAAAACACTGGAAGAAAACATCCATGCGGTAATCGGTGACACCACAGAGTATCAAATTTCAGAGATTAACACCATGCTTGAAGAAAAGCAGAAAGAATTAATTAGCCTTGCGAATAAAGGGAAAGACTATGAACCTCTTGCAGATGAGATTGATAACCTGCGTGAAAAACGTCAGACCCTTCTTGTGGAAGATGCATCATTAAGTGGTGAGAATGAAAGGATCAACGAGCTGATAGAATTTATCCACAACAATAAATACCGTACCCAAAGATATGATGATGCACTTGTAAGAAAGTTAATACAGAATGTTACTGTTTACGATGACCACTTTGTAATATGCTTTAAATCTGGCATTGAAGTTGAAGTATGAAAAAAGGAACTTAGATGGCCCATGACTCAGTAGTAGAGTTGTGGGCTTTTCTTTTGGTTTATAATTGTTGCAATATTAAAAAAACTATTGTTATTATCAACCAAATGGTTTATAATGTAATTTAGTGTAAATTGGAGGTGCTGTATGACTACGGCAGATATGATTAAGCAACTATGTGAACAAATGAATATAAGCGTTGCGGAACTTGCTAGACGTATTGGTCAGACTCCACAGAATTTCAATAAGAAATTAAAACGTGAAACGGTAACCTTGGATGAATTGAAAGCCATAGCTGATGTTCTGGATATTAAATTTGAGCAGACTTTCATTCTGCCCAATGGCAATGAAATAAAGACAGGAAATGATTAAAGGAGGCGGCCTAATATGATGATTAGCCCGGAAGGATACTACGAAGAGTATCTCAAAGGAAAAACTAAAGAACAGATTTTGACCATTATACGTGGGCTAAAGCAAGAAATAGGTCATCTTAAAAATACAATGGAAGGTCCCGATTATAGCGTAGAGCCTATTATGCATCCGAGTGAAGATACTCGCCTACATTGGACTCGTGAATATTTGGAAAGAGCCAAGCAAGCCTATGTTGAAGCTGGTGGAACTTATACCCTATCGAAGTCAGAAGAAAAGGCTGCTGACTTTGATGCAAATATGGATGCCATCTGCAAGATTACCTTTAGCATTGGCGGTTACTTTGGTGGTTGCCGCAGTTATGTTGTAGAACTATCAGATGGATTGAAAGCCTATACAAAATTATGGGAAGATGAAGAAACCCTCTCATTGGTGGATGATGATAACAAGGAGCCATTTACAAAGGACACTTTTATAGTCGCACTTAGGGCTCTTCACATCGGTGAATGGCTCAGAAGATATACAACTAAGCGTTTTGGATACACGGTGTGTGATGGTACACAGTGGGAGTTGGAATTTGAATATAACAATGGCCATAAACCGATAAGATTTGATGGCGATAACTCATACCCGTATAACTTCGATAAGTTGCAGATGTTATTTGGTATTGATGTTACGGAGGACGACGAGGATGAGTAAATTCGATATTTTGACAAAATACATACCTATAATCCAGGCGGATAGCATCGGTGAATGGATTGTTGATAAAGAAAACGATGGAACACCAGAACATCCGATACAGATGCCTTTTGTAGATTATTCCGAAATGGTACATAACTTTATCGATGATGTTTATGCCTTTGAAGAAAGCAATAAAGATATGGAGCTTACTTGTTATGGAGATATTCTAAAGGATAACAGACTTGAATGGGATTCAGAATCTATGAAGAATGCTGACGTTTCAAATTTGAATGCACAGTGTGTGCTTGCGCTTATTATGGGTGCTGTTAGAGCCGAACGCTTTTGTGATGGTGCATTATTATATTTCTTCAAGAGTGGCTGCATATTGAAGTGGCTTG